ACACCTCTTGCAGCAATTTTTAGACCTCTTTCGTCTGTCATTGCAGCAATATCGATTAAAGATTGCTCTAGTGAAGTTTCGTTCAAGTCAGCTGCTGTAGTTAAAGTGTTCGCTACAGTTCCAGCAATAGTTGGGTGTGATACACTAAATAATGCAACACCGTCACCTGATGTGAAAGTACCGAATCCATTAATTAATGGATTTACAGCTTTTACTTGTTTTGTGTTCGCCATAGATCTAGCTAATGCTTTAGTATATCTACTAGCAAGTCTGTCATACAAGTTGTCCTCAATTGCTTCTTCAGTTATTGAGAAGGCAAGAGCCACAGTTTCGTGTGTATATCTTGCAGTATAGCCTTCTGAAGCATTATCAAAGTTAACGCCCGCACCCTCTTCCTTGACAGGAGCAGCACCAAATCCAACAACTAACACTTCTTCTTCAAAAGCTCTTTCAGAGTCTTCTATAGAATACAGTTCTTCGTATTCGCTGTTGTATTCGTCATATTCTAGTCCAAATAGAGCATTAAGACCCGGTTCTAGTTCTTTCGCAAGTTGCGATCTACTTATAGCCATTTGTCACCTACCTTATGCTAGACCTGCGGATTTAACACCACAGATATGATTTTGAATTACGCATAATACATTCGTATTAGCACTCGCTACATCTTCATTGTCAGGGTCTTGAGAAATGTCAATAGCCTTCAAAGGAAGAGTTGTTGTTGTCGCACCTGTTGTGACATCTAGTTCTACTCCTGAAATACCTGTATAGGTGCTTCCTGAGTTAGTGTCAACAATATCAAAGTTTCCAAACAGATCAGCCACTGGGAAAGTGTCGTCTGCCTGAACCTCAAATACTGTTTCAGGGTCGTCAATGATAAAAGCAATTATATCTGAAGCATTAGTGCTTGCAGGATAGTAGTTGCTAAATATCTGCTCGGATGTTGTTGGGTCTGTGTACATACAGCCATTGAATACGCCAACTACAGGTACAGCACTGCTTGCAGCAGCTCTTTCAACGGTTCCACCTGTGACTTGTTTCACGATGTCGCCTTGAAAAATTGAAGTGTTGTAGTTTGCTGCTATTCGATAGCGGCTTTGTCCGCCTGAATAGGGTGAGCCACCCATCATTCTTACAGGTTTCAGACCAAATGAAGCGTCTTTATTCGCCATTATTTACCTACCTTTTTTTTCCAAATGATACATTCGATTTTCTATCGGAAGAATACTTCACATACTTGTTGTTGCCCTGAACTTCACTGAACATTGTATTATCAAGAGCTTGGTTCTGTTGAACATTTCTGTTCTTGTAATGCTCGTTTCGTTCTTGGACAGTTTCTGTTGGTATTTTTGCCAATATCAAACCACCTACGCTTATGACACCTGCATGTCTTCCATGTTCGATTGTAGGTAAAGGGAAATCAGGCATTTCGTCTTGTCGGACAAATTCCCATCCTTCTCTCATACGGGCAGAAACATTGTTTCTGTCCTCTACTCCTACATACTCTGCCCTAATCCAACGGTATTGATAACCTTCGGGTGCGGGTGGAGTCTCTAACATCCTTGCAGGTTGCCAAGGCTTTCTTCTAGCTTTTTTATCGTGTTGCTCTTCATCACGAGATGTACGGGTTACATTATCAATCGCATCTAAATCCATTATTTTGCTCCTTCTATTTTCATCATCTCTTTGCCTACACGCTTGAGCCACTCTTCGTTACTCATGCCATAAGGCTTTAAGTTGCTTTTAACAGAAGCATGGTTAGAATTGATTCTAATTCCGCTTCTCTTCCCTTGTGCTTTTTGACGGCTTCCAGTAGAAGCTGAAGCTACTCTCTGCACAGATGAGTTGGCTCCTTTGCTGTCGTTTAGTTGACCCAATTCAGGGTAAACTTTTCTTAATCTGTTGTCTAACTCTTCGTAATACTCTTCACTAGAGCCATCGTAACCTTCAGCTTCGAGGTCTTCATGAATTCCCATAGCAGTGTAAGTTTTTACTCTGTCTTTTTGGAACCAATCGTTCTTCTCTGCCCAAGCTAACGCTTTCGAGTCAGGCTTGGGTTTATCATACACTGAAGTTTGG